CTGTCTTTACTAGTTCGAGTTGTTTCATCCTTTAAAATCTGAATTACCAACGAACTGATCAAATTCGTTCTGAGGCTCCGAAGGCTCTTTCTTGCCCAACATCTGCATAACGAAACAATTGATTTCGGTGGTGTACTTTTTGTTCCCGTCTGTATCGTCCCATGATCTTGTTTTAATTTTCCCTTCCAGGTAGAGCAGCTGACCCTTCTTAACATATTGTTGAACGACACCTGCCAACTTTCCCCAAATGACAATATTGTGCCATTCTGTGTTAGTCTGATCTTTATACTTCTCACTTGTGGCTAAAGGGAATTTAACAAGCTCGGAATTTTCTAATTTACGAAACTCGGGATCTTTACCGACATTTCCAACTAAGATAACTTTGTTTATCATTATAGTAAATTTATGTATTTATCAACTAACTCAACGAACTCGTTAAGCCTACTTATCATTTTATCCTCTTCCTTTTGGTCACGTTCGACCCGGAAGATGTAGAGTTGTTTGTCCTCGGGGAAGTCAGGGCAGTACGAAACGAAATCCACAAAGTCTTTATCGTATATCCACATCTGACCGCTCATCTGCCAAATATAACTATTATCAGCCCCGCCTTTAATAAACCGCTCCATGTGAGTCGAATATTTGGGGCATTTAATTTCGATCAAACCTGGATCAATTATACCGTCTGAACTCGAAGCGAACCGGCCAAAGGTCATAAACCCACCATTGTCTACATCGGTAAATGTAAAATCTGAATACGCTTGCCGGGCTGATTCTTCCAGCTCAGTACCTCGTAGCATATAATCGTTTTTGAATGTTTCGATATTGCGCTTAGTCTTACTTTCTATCGCTACCTTCATAGCGTACTGAACAGCAGGATTTCCGAACACTTTGCCATAGTTTGCCATTATCGTAGCGAAGTTGGACGTAGTGATATAACCCGTTCTAAGTTGTAACCATTCGTCATCCTGTTGTATGTCATAGAACTTTCTCATATCGCTTCGTTTTGTAGTTTATCAATGTTTTCCTGGGTCATGTCGTAACGCTCCAAAATAGCGCCTATTGTGTTGTTTTCCTTTGATAAGTATTCGACAGCATTAGGCCATGCCTGATGATCCGGCGTTAACTCAGGCTTCTTAATATTTGGTTGGTTTTCTCTGATCCGAAGTCCCTCAACCAGTTCGCCGAATGCTTTAACTTCACGCGAATAAATTTGAACCGGAATATTTTTCCAGTCTTCGATATAATTAGAGCCGGAGAACTTCTTAACGATCTTACAGTTAGTTGCGTTTAGGATCATAGGCTTGATCTTGCCTTTAAAAATAGCAACATTGCAGTTTGATTTGCCGCCGCTTGTGTCTGTAACTTCCTTTACTTCCATGTGATCAATTGTGGCGATCAGGTCTTTACCCTCATCAAGGTCGTGCGATCCTAGGTAATCCTTATTGAACGCTTTTTTCCAGTGGGTTTTCTTTGCTTCCATATCGTTTAAGTTTACGTTAAATTTACAAATTAATTCGCTTAGATCAATTCTAAATTGAGGGGGCGGGAGGAAACGGGCCTCCCCTTAGCGTAGTCTGATTAGCGTGAACCATCGACCCCTAACCCCCTCAATAGCTATTTAACTTTATATATACGCGAATCGTTTTTCTTTCCACTTTTTACTACCTGTCCCTGAATCCAATATTGATCAACCGCAATTCCAACATCGTTATTAAGCCCAGCATACAACCACCACCATCTGGGCGCAGCGAATGTATAGCTATATTTTATCCATCCATCCTTAATATCTGTTATAAAATGCACACCCTCGCTCCAATTAATGTTTCCCCACGCATCAACCTCATACGCTATTACGTCTCCCGTGTATAGATAAGTACTATGACCGTTTAATTCCACAACAACCGAATCAAGTCTAGTTTCAGGGATGTTTGTATAGTATATTTTTTTACCAAGAGGAAAGAGAAGCATACTGATTATTATAAGTACAAATACACCTGTAACTATGTTTTCATATTTCATAATTTCTAGTTTTAATGATTAATTTATGCAGCCCTGTTTACTTTCCGCTGCTTCCTTGCAACCTTATTAGCCTTCCTCCGCTTCTGGATCTTGTTGGCCTGCATTGCCTGGAATTGATTGTGTTGATTGGTCCATCCAATTGTCTGCTTCTTTTCTGGCTGGAATGCTTCGACCGGCTTCTTAACTTCGGTTGTCTTCGGTTCGGCTTTAACCGGCTTATCGAATAGCCTCTTGAAAATGTCTCGTGCGTTGTTTCTCATATCGTTTAGTTATTAAAATTAATATTATCGTATGCTTTGTAATAAGCCGCTTTATCATGCTTGTGCTTCAGCTCTCCGGTCATTTCCGACACGTTGCGGATCTTATGGCGGTATTGTATCACATCCTGAATGCAGTCCTCACATACCAATAAAGGAAGGATTATCTTAACCTTAGTCTTTAGGTGGTGGTTAAATTCTACTCCCTCTTCGATGGGCCGGTGGCAACACTCGCAAAATGATTGCTTGAATTTAGGAAAGTCCATTTCGTATTCCTGCTCTCTATATTCGGCTGGGTCGTTCATGATTAATTCCCTTCGATTATATTCATAATTCTTTGAGCCGCATCGCTACCACCAACTATTGAAGCTGAGGTGTATGAGAAGTTAAACTCTAATTGAAGTTCCTCATGGATTATTTCCTCTATCGCTAAATTATCAATTTCGATAGGAATTAAACCTAAATCAACTTCGAGGCGCATTTGTTCTTTCTGTGAATCTGGTGCTATGTATAGTTTCATGATTAAAATATTGAAGTGTGAGTAGTTCCGGTTTGCTTGTATAGAGTGATTGAGTAGCGGCCAAATAGTTCTAAGAATATCAAGCCGCCTATGTCTGTTATCTTCAGCCCGTCTATCGGTATCGCGATAAACTGAGGCTTATAGAGGTATATCACATCGTCACGGGCCGGAGCCATTTCAATCTGGAACTTCTCGGCTGATTCGCTGGTTAATAGGTCGTGTAGGGTCATTTTAGTTTGAGTTTGATTGTTTTGAATATCCATTGACTGAGGCTTAATCCCTCCTTATCAGCTTGCTTCTTTGCGGCTTGCTTTAAATCGTCCGGCATCCTTAATGGTGTGATTGGTGTTTTCATTTGATTGTTTTTTAATGTTTTGCATCCATAAAGCACCTTTATAAAATCCCAACCTCATCCCATCTTCTAAATAATTTCTTGGCTTTTTATTAGGGTATCTCTTAGATGCCTCGGCTCGTATTTCTTTTTTTGTTATCATTATTTAATGTTTTCTAATAGGCATCGCCTTCAAGTCTATGTACAATTGTATAAAGTTCTGTCTGAAGATCGAAAGCGCCAGAAGCGTTAGCCCTTGCATCATCTCTAATCTAATCTAATTTAGTTCTTAGAAAATTTATAGTTTCTTCTCTTATTCTTTCTTCGGTTGTGGTTGCAGTTTTCATTGTGTTTTGTTTTATTGTTTATGTAAATATACTACTAATTGTATATACGATGCAAGTAATTTGGCAGTTATTTGTATATACTTTGTCTATTTATATTAATTCTAAGTAGTCTATCTGCAAGGATAAGAAACGGGTTAAGCTGTAAGGCAGGACAAAATAAGTCCTACCCCTTTCGATTCTGCACTGGATGAAGTATCCGGTATATCGTAGTCTTAGGCTCATTGTGGGAATATAAGTCGTAGAAACCCGAACCAATGATTTAAAGATTTAGTGTGGCGCACCCCTTAAAACACCACTATAACAGTTTTGCTCACTTCTAACGGCTTTAATGTATAGCGACCGATAACATACAGCGCCTGGGCTTCATTGCCTATCCGTTTAGGGATCTTTAGATTTAATTGTTATCAGTATGCGAGTATGTGTCATAAGTCTGAATTTAGTACATAAAAAAACCTCTAACCGTTTTACCGATCAGAGGCTTTAAAGTTTCCCCTCCGTTTTTAAGCGGGTGACATCAGGGGAGTATGTGAACAATTCAAATATACAACTTTGTTCGCTCCCGAGATGTCACAATCGGTTACTAATGCAAAGATACAACCTTATTTAGAATTAGACAAATTAAACATAATAAAAGCCCCTCCGATTATGAAGGGGCTGTAAAAGGTTCGATCTGAGCGCGCCGAAGCGGACCGAACATGTTATTCCTTTTTCTTGATCAATGCGATGACAGATCCAACCAATTCTTTCACAGAGACAGCGCCCTCACCTATCTCATTGATGACTGATTTGAGTTCAGTGGCGTCTAACTTGCCGTCCTTAGTGTACTCTTCAAGGAGTGTAAGTGGGTCTTCAAGTTCGTCTGCCGTATCGCCCAG